CAGGTAAAACCTGGTCCCATGTGGGTAAAACCAAATTTGATGGTCAGTGGCACACGTTGCACACACGATTATCTAAACATAAGAATGCTGCTGCCCTGGATGGTAAGCAGTTTGATGCTTCATTGTTGGCTCAGCTGTTATGGGACCAAATGTGGGTTCGTTGGTCAATGTTGGACCCTGGATGTCGGACCATGGAGAATTTGTTGGCAATGATGAATTTATATGATGCCATAATCTCCTCATTTGTTGTAATGGATGCTGGTGACCTTATTAGGAAGTTGCTGGGCAATCCATCTGGTTCCTCAAATACAGTTGTTGACAATACAATGATATTATTTCGATTTATGTGTATTGCATGGATTATTATATGTGAAGAGTTTCGAACCGAGTATGAACGAAAACGAAAAGCAGCTAATGCACCTGTCTCTGATGCTTCTCATATTGCTCCGCGTCAAGATGCGGAGTCGTATGGGTATCAGTGTTTCATGGAGAATGTTGAAGCTGCTCTGTATGGTGATGATGACACTTTTTCAGTCTCCGACTTTGTGCGTGAGTGGTTCACACCTGTGCGCATTGCTGGAGTTTGGACTATGCTTGGCCTCACCACTACAGCTGATAATTGGGAATATGCTGCATTGGATACTTTGACATTCTTGTCTCAGTTCTTTGTATGCATTTCAGGGATCTGGATGCCCAGCCCTGAAACTGAAAAGGTGCTTGGGTCGTTATATCTAGGTTCCTCTGTTGATGATATTCGGTTTCATTTACTGCGCGCTTATGCCCTACGTATTGAATCATGGGCTAACGTGGAGTGTCGAACGAAAATTGAAGCATATATTAATTTTGTGCATAAGTATTATGCGGATAGCCTCTGTGGCGTTGTACGAGGCATTCCTATGGCGGATATCAGACAGGTATGGAAGTCTGACCGTCAAATTTTCCGATTGTATTCGGGTGAAGAGAGTTGGACTCATCCTGCACCCCTGTGGCGCCTTGTGGGTGTGGAGCTTAATCCGGGTCCAGCAAGAACTGGTTTAATTATGCATATCTTGTTTAAAACTCTCTCTCTTATATGTCTATTGCCTTCACAGGAACTTTCAGTTATTGTTATCATGACAAAATCAAAGAAATCTTCAGTGAAGAAGGCTGCCAAAAAGGTAGCGATCAAACAAGTAAAGAAGGCTCTCTCCAAGACGGGAGGCCGACGCGTACGTCGTACGAAACGCAACGTCTTGCATGGCAAAGGTGGTTACTTCGGAGATCTCGG